ATGGGATGCTTTAGTTCTAGGTCTACCACCTTCTGGTCCTATTTTACCTATACCTGGTGTATCATCTTCATATCCAGGAGGTACTTTACCAAATGGCATACCTTTTTGATCACCTTGCCTACGGCCGTATAGTGACGCTAAATCGTGCGGTGTACCGTAGGACTTACCTGATTTAGCAGGATCGTTTCCTTCGTTTTCTATCTGTGTAATTCTGAATAATCTCTTTTTATCTTCAGCAACCAAGTCTCTCATTTCCATATACTGATCTTCTGATAGGTTGAAGATGTGGTCGTATATATAATCTGTTGAGAATAGTTTAGTATCCATCATCTGTCCTGCTAAATCAATCTTTTCTTTAAGTAGCGCTACTTTTTCTTGTTCAAAGATTATGGACGGATTAGTAAGTTTAATTTCAAAGTTGGTTAGTGATTCACCTTTAAACCCTTGAGTGTACAAATGTACTAGTGCTATCTTAGTTAACTCGGATTCCAATATTCTCTGAAGTCTTTCTACTGTTCTAGCAAATCTAATGTCTTCTGCTGCTAAAGTTGCTTTACCGCTTAAGTCTCCTTCGTATCCAAAGTATGCCTTAGGTACCTTTAATGCTGCGAACATCTTATCTCTAAGGTATTCTATATCGTTTGTACCGTCGTATTCTAATCCTTTAGTAGTTTCTATCTTTGTTGATGTATCTCCTCCTCTGACCGGTAGGTAGAAGTCTTCCATCATGTTCATCATATTGAAGCGTAGGTTGTAGTCCCCTGTCTGTGGGTCAACATACGGTGTTTTCTTCATTGTATTGATAGTCTTTTGCATAAACTGCTCAACTTCATTAGGTGGTATCTGTCCAACGTTTACATAAAATGTTCTCTTTTCAGGAGCTCTCATAATACGGTGTATTAACATCGCATCTTCCATTAAAGTAAGTTGTTTAAATATCTTTCTTGCTGGTTCGATGAAAGATCTACCATAAGGTAGGTAGTTGGTATCCGATATTAACCTAAAGTGTGCTATCTCATAGTTGTCAAACTCTACTACCTTTTTGTTACTCTTAGGCATGTAGTTAGGATCCTGTGATGAAGCTAATCCATCAGGGTCCAATTGGAAAGTTACTTTGCCAGGATTTTCTGGGTCAAGTCCTTCCTGTCTTGTCATATGGTACACAGTATAAGGCAGTACGTTATATACTCCAAATTCTTCTGCAATCTCTAATTTTAGGAAGAAATCACCGTATTTACACATATTCCTAGTCCATGACCATAAATTAAATTCTATATTAAGTACGTCGTAGAATAGGTTGTAAAGTACCTTTTGTATATTTTCATCTGAAGATTTAATGGAAAGTACTTCTCCCATGTCGTTCTTAAGAGTTGCTTCATCTGCTAGTATATCTAGGGTTGAGGCAATAATTGGATCAGTATCCATTGCTTCGTAATCAGAATATAACTGTATACGTAGCGTTTGGTAGTTCAGATTAGGGTTGAATATATTCTTATTATTATAGATGTAGAGTCTTGAAAATCTATCTATTAAAGAATTGGTCTGATACCTACCTGTTGTTTGTATCTGGTTTACGTCGGCAACCTTAATTTGGTCTCCTCCAATGTTTCTGATTACTACATCGGAAGAAAAAAGTCTACCTAGTCTTTTAAATAGTGAAGTATCTGCCATTTATACAGTTTGTTTATAAATATCTATTATCTAATTAACCAAGAGATATCTTCTTGGCCGTGTTGTGTTTTAACAATATACGGATTATTTCCTTGGGAAGCAACTGTTGATATAACAGCTTGGTTTTTAGCATTGAGATTAGTAAAAGACGATAACTGTGCTCTAGCTAGGTCCATTCCCTGTTGTCTTAGTCTTAATGCAGTATCCCTAACATACAGTGCTGTAGCAAGTGCCATTAGTAAATCATCATTGTAATTTGTCTGTGCCTGTGGTTTACCGTTCTTCCATACGAATACTCTCATCTCACCTAAAGTACGTTTAGACTGTATTGTAACAGCTTTTTCACGTACATACTCCATTGCTTTGGCTATCACTAACGGCCTTGTCCTAACCGACATTGTAAAGCCTGGTACTAGTTGATCTCTTTCGTATTTAGTCATATATGATTCTACAGTATCCATTTGACTTTTAGCGCTATAATATAAATTCCTGTATTCTCTTTCTAGTATCTGTTCTATTGTAGCCCATCCAATATTTGCATTTTCTACTACAAGTAGTGCATCGTTGTATTCGGCTGCTATAGCTACTAAAACGTTTCCGTAATCTTTAGGAGATAATTTTCCTTTATATTCCCCTACTTGAACGCATGTTTCTATATCAAAAACGTGAAATGCAGAATAATCTTTAGAGTCTCCTCTAGCGACATCTGCTACGACCATATAAGATTTAGAGTAATCTGGCTGTTCCCATATCCATAAATTACCGTCTATACCTCTTTTTTCTACAGGCTCTTTTAAGTACGTTTGTTCGTAGAAACTTAAATCTTCTGGTTCAAATACTGTATCACCGGATGCTAAGAAATCACAATCACATTCCTGTCCTGCCATTCTAGGTCCTAGGTCCCTGTCTTGTTGTTCTCTCCATTCTTCGTTTCTTTCTGGATGGACTGTCCAAGGTAGTCTTATAGGTAAAAATGAATTATCGCCAGCTTCAGCTTTATCCCATGTCTGATGAAACCAGTTACCAATTCCGTTAGGGGTTGATAGTGCCATACATTGTCCACCGGTAGCTAGTGTTTGCTGTGCTGCAGTAAATGTTTCTGCAATATTATCTATAAACGCTGCTTCATCTATTAATAGCAACGATACTGCTTCAGATCTTGCAGCATCTGCATTAGATGATTTAGCTGTTATTTTTGAACCGTTTTTAAGTCTAAGTGATAATTTATTCTTTTCTACCGCTGGAAGTTTTAACCACTTAGGTAGCTCATCGTACATAAACATTGTCTTTGTAACAAGGTTTCTTGCAGTTGCTTGTGTAGTTGCTAAAGCTAATACGTTTTTATCTTTATGAAATAACATCAACCATAAACTATAAGCAGCTGCTAAAGTTGAAATACCTAACTGTCTAGATTTTAAAGTAATAATGTACTGTTGGTCTCTAAATAAGTGTAGTACTTCTGATTGAAAAGGGTATAAATTAAAAAGAATCCTACCTCTAGTAGGGTGTTGAATATGACAGTACTTCTTCATGAAGTACGCCGGATCTTTAGCGCACTTGATATATTCCTGTGCGATTATTTTTTTTATGTCTTGTGCCATAACTTATTTAATTTACCCAAATAGGGCCATATAGTCAACCTTTACCTCTCCTGCAGATATACTTACATGGTCTAGTAGGTTTACATCTAATGCTTCTTCAGTTACGTGAAAAAAGTGAATGTCTCCATTTTTTAAAGTAGATGCTATATAATTACCGAACCCTGGTTTTACTTTAAATTTTTCTTTTGCTATCCTTCCTAACGTCTTAGAAGCAGCTTCTTCAGGTGATTTAGGATTCTGTAACACCCTGTCAACCATATCAATTTTCTCTTTTAAAGATTTAATAAAATCAAATTGTGATGCAGCAGCTAAAAAGCCTGGTGCGTTTTTAACTTTAAAATAAAATTCAAAAGCTCTAATTAACTCATCTTTAGTGAAGCTTGTAGGTCTAACTACTTTAGCTTCTGACTCCATATTTAAAACTGAGCTAAGGGCCTGTATTCCGAATACTACTGTTAGTAGTACTAAGTTTGTTTTTTGACTACCGAATTTACCTAATGTTATTTTCCCGTTATGTGACTTATAGGCTTTTACTTCCGCCTTTACCGACCCTATTGTTAAGTCTGGTTCAGAACCTCCTCTGTTATCAGAACAGGTAATCGGATTCTTCTGATACTGGAACAGCCAGTATAATGCTAATTCTCCTGGACCGACTGTTTGGTCGCCAGCATTCATAGGAAACATCTTCTGGTAAGTAGCTAAATCATCAGAATGTACTTTCATATCTCCTGAACCTTGAGGCTGTGAGTATTTACCTTTTGCTTGAGGTATAACGGGAAAGCCGTTATCCATTAGGTAGCTATCATACTGTGGTGCAGCTTCTGTTATTACTTCAGGTACCGATAGTTCTGATATTAGTCTATCTAGTATAGCTTTATCTTCTAAGTTATTGATATCAGGTACTCCGGTTGTAGTCCTCCAAGCCCATTCAGTATACAATTTATCTATTCCATTCATATTACTACTATATGATTATTTTTATTTTATTTATGCTTCTGGCTCTTCTCCTGCTTCGAAATCTATATCTCCTGATGTGTCGGTTGGTTCTTCTGCTCCTCCTGCATCGTCAAAGCCAGCTTCACCGCCTGCTTCTCCTCCACCTTCTTCTCCGGGGAAGTCTCCTCCACCGCCTCCGCCGCCGAAGTCTGCTTCTCCTGCTTCTCCTTCGCCTTCTTCTCCTGCTCCTTTAAGAGGTGCTTCTTGGTAAAGTCTAGCTAATTTATCTAAAGCTTGTTGGAATTCACTTATGTTACCTAACATATACCTTTTACCTAATATATGAGCTTGGAAGTTCTTTCCGGTCCATTTTAAAGTAAAGTCTTGTCCGTTTACTAAGTTAACTCTAAATGTGGTTGGTTTAGGAGAAACCCAATCGATTGTATCCACAAATTCTTTAAAGTCCTCTGTCATTAATTTAACTAACGTTAATTTAAGAGTAGGAAACTTTTCTAACATTGTATCTGTAGCATCTTCTAATACTGTCTCTTCTGATGCTTTTTCATCTCCTACCGGGTCTTCCGGTGAAGGTTCTTCTGCTTCTCCTAATGGACGTCCGTCGTCGTCGTAAGCTACTCCATGATCTTCTTCATCATCTTTTTGCATTTGATCAGGGTCATAACTTTCTCTAAGAACTTGTATATAAGCTTCTTCAATTAACTTTTTTAGGTCTTTTACTTTCATACTTTATTATTTAGTTCTGCAGTGAGACTTTCCTTTTAGAAAAGGTCTTTTGCAGTTTCCTTTAACATGTACTCTACCGCATTTGCCGCAGCAGGTTGCTTCTTCGTTAACAACTCCTTCATCGTAAGCGTCAATTATATATGCATCTCTTATTGCTTCAATTACTTCTAATGCTGCTTCTTTTGGTGTTGTACCGTCTTCTTGAGCCATATCAGTAATTACTCTTACAATAATATCGAAATCTCCTCTACCTTCATTAACTACTTCATCCATAGGGCCTTCGATCTTGTCTCCTTTTTTATAGACTAATTCTAGGCTGTCATGATACTTATCGTCTACATCGTCTATAGCAACTATTTTACCGTGCTTATCAGAATAGTATAAATCTTCAGGAGCAATTGAGCCTGGTCTATAAAGTGTTACCTCCGAGGTATAGTTAAGTTCTTCACTAACTCTCTTACCTAATCCAGGTAAAGCATTTAAGTCCTGTACGTACTGATCTGTCTTAACAAGTATAGTACCTAACTTCTTTGACTCTTCACTATCTCGTCTATCTGCTGCTTTTTTTGTTATATGAAATATTGTTACTTCACTTACTGCAGGATTAAAGTCTGGGTCTTTATCTTTGAAGTTGCTGTTATAGTATTGTTTTTGATGTATTCTGTAATTCTCACCTTCATGCTCTAAGTTATGATACTGTAGGTGTACAAACATTGGTGCATATCGGCCCATTCTATCTTTGATAGGACTCTTATCGTGAGCTTTTAAAGCTTCTACTGCATCGTTTTCACTAGCTACACCTTTTGGTAATAGGTCTGCAAAGATCTGCTTTCCGAACATATCCGGTGCATTCTTATTAGCCGTATCAATTACTTCTGAGCCTATAAATGATTGATCTGTATATTCTTTTAGAAGTGCTTTACTTTTTTTGCTTTCAAGTCTCATATCTAAATAACCTGTATTAGATAGTACTTGGTAAATAAGATGTACAGCATCCATTTCACCGTAACCGTATCTCTGAGCTACTCCTTTTATAAATCTTTTTACGTATTTTTCTGCTTCCGGGTTGATATTAGCTTCACTTACTAACTCGTCTTCATGCTCTTCTCTATATTCATTCCAGTCAATCTGATCTTTGGGGTGTTTTTTATTCCACTCTCTCCACTTATCTTTTAACTCAGCTTCTGTCTGCTTACCTTCATTCATATCATAGTCTGCAATTTGTTTTTGCATTCTATATAACTTCTCTTCAGCTTTATTCAATAGATTACCGTACATATCTGCCATTGGTCCTCCTTCCGGTTCAGCTTCCTGTTCCATATCTCTATATAACTGAGCTATTTCGTCTTTAAGGTCGGCTACTGCTCCTCTTAAGTATAGTATGTCGTTAAAATCTAAGTTACCTCTACCTGGAGGTAAAGCATCAAACTGATCGAATACACCTTCTTGTAGAGCTAATGCATCTATCATAGGTTGCTTTTCTTCTGCTTCAAGGTAGTGCTGTGCTGAAGATACATACTGTCTAGCTAAAGTAACTTTCTTTTGCCACCAATGAGGAAAATCTACTTCTCCATCCATTTTGTCATACTTATCTAATTGCTTATATAATTTAGAAGCATATACAGCTATATCGTACAAATCTTTCTTAAGCATACTTGGCTCATCATCCTGATGTCCTACATCTAGATCACCACCTTGATCATGCCCGCCTTCCGGATGCTCTGCTCCTTCAGCAGTGTATGCATCATACCTGTCTTCATCACTCTGTGCTGTGTTTAACAGGTCATTTAAGTCGTGGTCATCTCTAAATTCTCCTCTAGGGAAAGTAATAGCATTAGGTAAATCATCTCCTCTTTGAATATGGAGTACGAAATCTTCTCCTTCTTTGTAGTTAGATTGTAGATGATCAACTACATTTTGTATAGCATCTAAATCATAACCAAAAGTGACTTTATCATCTTCCGCTATTTGTTTATTTTCTGCAAATAAATCTAAATTCGTATCAGATACGACTACATCGTTAGCAGAAAAATCCATCATAGCATCGTATGCTGTTTGTTCATCTCCAAAGTAATAAGTATCTGAACCGCTAAATTCTACTTGCTTTCTGTACTTATCGTCTAATATGTCTATAGCTCTTCTAGCATCTCTAATATCTACTTTTAAGTAGAATAGTCCTTCTGGTGCTTCTGAGAGTTGTAATTTAATTCCTAATTGTTTAGCAGCTTTTTCTAACCTAGGTCGTAGGTCATCTCTGTCATTTCTTGAAGCTCTCTTGTACATATCGAACATTCGTAGGTACTTTTGTCTATCGTTTTCTTCTTCTGTAATAGGCTGTTCATTAAGAGACTTAAAATGCTTAGTTAATTCATTAGCTACCACATCTACACTAATAAAAGGTTCTCCTGAAGGTTTTACTCCTACGTCTCCCACTACTTTATCTACAGTAAAGTCTATTAAATGTAATTTAGAACCTGTTATATTGAACACAAATTCATCTTCAAAATCACTTTTATATTTTACGTATATCTCAAAAGTATTTATATCGAAGTCATGTGCTTTGATGCTCTCTATTTCATCACCTGCTTGTCTAAGAGCTGTTATTATAGCTTTACCAACATCTTTTGCAAGTACCTTTACTTCATCTGCTGAGAATTCTACTTGTTCACTTTCTTTGGTTAGTTTTACTTTAACTCCCTTATTTGCTAGATCTTCTGCAGCGCCTTCATCATCAGTTGCTACGTACCCGTCATCCCCCATATCTTCTTCTTCTAGTAAGGTAAGCTTTCTAGTTAACGATTCTTTAAGAACTTCTAGAGTTTCTTTGGTCTTTATCATGTCTATAGAAGTTGTGGTACTATGTTTTCCGCTTTTCATTCTAGTTAATGCTAATTCGCATTTAGATAAACGGTCTTTAATTTCTTGATAAGTCATCATATGTGTATGTTGTATAGCTATATAAATAAATAGATTAGTCTTCCCAAATAACGTTTTTAAACTTTTCTGGTGATAAACCGAAGTAATCTGTTCTCCACTGTGTTTGAGCGAAAAAATCTAAGTTATACCATTCTTTTTTCTTTCTCCATAAAGTCTTAGCTACATCATCCCAGTCTAAGGTAAGAACAAATTGCTCAATTTCCAACTTTTTCTCGAGTAATGTATCGTAATTGAATGAATCCCATTCGTAGTGGAATACTTCGAATACTGCGTCTTCAGATACGTAGTCGATTGATATGTCTATGCCCCACTTAGGCTTCATTTTGACTAATTTATGTAACATTGGATTAGTCTGTGCTATAGCTAGTAATTGTTCTTTAGCGTGATCGGCAAATCCTTTTCTTTCAAATAGGTCTGAGTGGTTAATGTGTGCTCCATCTCTCTTACCCCAAACTAGCCAAGGAGCTCTTAAACAATCTTCATGTCTTCTTTCTACGGGATCATAACCATTAAAGGGTAAAAAAGCCTGTTCGGCTTTAGTTAAGTGGTATCCGTTTTGATCGAATAAGTCTACACAGTTTATATCTTTAAGAGTATCTATCTCTTCTGTAGCATTAACAAAATAAGCGTCTCTATTGAGTGTACTTTCCGTTAATATCATTGGCAATGGTAGTTTAAGTATCTTTGGAGAGCTTTAGCATAGGTTGTACCCTTATCTTTTAACTTTCCTTTTGCTGTTTTTACTTTACTGCAGGATAGTTTTCCTAATCTATCTTTAAGTATCCCAGGATTCATTGGTTTGTGATCTCCTTCATTTGTTGAAAAAGCAGATGGATCAGCTGATAGTTCTCCTATTTTAAACTGAAGTTCTGATTCAATTCCTAATACTCCTAATTCAGCTCCTAATTTTACTTCTTTATCTTTATTGCCTTTCAATCTAGCATTATAGTAGTCAACATACTTATATGCATCTTGTTTGCTGATCTTTTTATTATTTTCATACTCTCCTTCTTCATTAGTGTATATATAAAAAGTACCAACAGAATCTGCAAATAATTTGCGGAGGTGATCGTTGTCTAGGTTTCTACTTCCGTCGATTACACTAAGTACTGTAAGTTTATCTTGAGCAAGTGTGGTTTCATTCTTTGTCTTTTCTAATGCATTACCAGCTTTTGCTGCTGCTTTATAAGCTTTAGAGTTTTTATGAGAAGATTTTTTACCTGCTTTTTTCTTAGCATTTATATTAGCCCAAAGTCCTTCTTTGATTAGCTGTCTTAATTCTGATTTCTTCATTACTTTAATGGTCCTCCACCAACCCAGGCATCGCATGTTCTTGCTCCGGCACATTTAAACCAAAAGAATTCACAAAATCCTAAGTTAGATTGTTTTACTATTTTTTCTCCATTTTCTCCAATTGCTTTTGCAATCTTCTTTAATGTAGCGGGCTTTTGATTAAAAGCTGAACAGTTAGAACATCTTGAGGTTTTGGCATGATCTACTGTAGTATCCCATAATTCTGCTTTATCTTCCCAGAATTTTTTAGAACCCTTATCATCTTCGGGATTAAGAGGGCCGTATCTGTATTCTTTTATTGTTACATTTCTACCTAACGTATTTAAGTCTATATCTTCTATAGAATCCATAGGTTTAACCTTTTTTCCTTTTATCTCTTTTTCTTTAGAAAGAGCTGCTGGAGTGTTATTATCTCCAAAGTCGGAAAGGTTTCCTTCAATTACTATATCCTTAATTACGTCTGTTAATTTCATATTATTTCTTTTTCCAAATATCCCCTCTACGGCATCTAACAACTGCTCCTGAGGCATAGGCTGATGGCCAGGTATCGTATTTGCTTTTAGCTAATCTAGTACATCTATCATCTTTTTCCATAATAGTATTTTCATTAGTACTTTCGTACATTGTACCTACTACTAGGTTTCTAATATCCTCTTTAGTTACTTTTGCTTTTTTTGTATTCTTCACGACTGTTTTTCCTTTACTTCCTGCTTTCTTTTTCTTAGCTGCAGTAGCGGCTCTTTGGCCTTTAGTTAAACTTTGTGCTTTTGCTTTTGGTAAACATCTATCAGGGTTCTTTTTATTTTTAGATGTTCCACAATCACCAGCTATATTACCAGAAGAAGAGATGCGAACCCACTTCTCTTTCTTAAACCAGTCTCTTAAAGACTCCTTTATAAGCTCTCTCATAAAAGCTTTCATATCTGATGATATTTTCTTCTTTTTAGCCATTCTTAACTGCTTCTGATAGCAATTTAATTATAACACCTGCAAGTCCTGTAAATAAAATCCAGAGAGCTTTGGTTACTCCTTCTTTCCATCTTTTTAGTTCCTGTAGTTCTAATAATTTTAGTTGAAAATCTTTATCTCCAGCTTGCATTGATTCTCTAAATTCAGAGTTCTTATTAGTATTCACTATAACTCCATTGTCTGGGTTTAATAAAGTGTACTTGAGATCTGATATGTCGTCTTTGAGGTCCTCCATGTCTTTTTGCATTTGCTTAAGTTCTCCATTAGGCATATGCTTTTTTATGGAAGTAAGCTCAATAAGTACGGATTCTAATAATTGCTTTTGTGTCATTATTAAATGTAGGTTATTTGTATATATAAATATACCTACTTTATATGTTCACTAAGATGGGTTACGTATTGACGTACATTCTTTAATATCTCCTTGTCTTTTATTTTATTTGACTGCCAGTCTTCTATATCTCCTGCTTCTGTAACAAAGGTATCTTGGGTATTAACTAGAGCTAAAGCCCACTGTTCTACATCGTTTGCAAAAGCTTTCATATTACCTTGCATCATACGTTCTTCGTACTTATCGTACAAACCTGCTTTTTTTAAATTAGCTTCCATCTCAACAGTACATGGATCAAAACAAAAGCCGTGGATCTTATACATTTTTTTTGCTAAATGATGTTTCATAGGACCACCGCAATTAGGGCATCTTAGTGGAATTCTTAAAGCTTTTTTTGCTGAGTCTAGTTTTGTTATGTTTTGTTTTATTCCATTTTTTATAGTCCACTGTCGACCTCCGTCTTCCCATATATCTCCTTCAGCATACTTTTTTATAGACTTTTTATATCCAGATTGTTGTTTTGTACCAGCTGTAAAATCTTTATTTACTAGATTACGTACTCTCTCTACATCTGATTTTTTAAATTCTTTTTTAAGTAGAGATTCATTACTCATATCCTAATTCTTTTAATTTATTAATTACAGTAGTAACATCTCCGTCTTTACATCTTATTGCTATTCCACCACTAGCTGCCCATTCGTCTATATTAGAGGGTTTATCATCTATTAGAATACTGTTTTCATTAGCATAATTTTGCTTGTTTTTTGAATAAGCGAATATAACTTTAGGTTTAGGAGTTAGTTTATTCTTGACCCAGATGTTTTTACCTAACCTAGAATTATTATCTCTAGAAGGAGAAGTTAATAAGTCGGGGTTGTACGGTGAGATAAAGTTCCAAAGCTTCTGACCTTGAGGCATCCAGTCCATTCCAGCCCAGAATTTAACTCCTACTTCTACGTCAATAAGATTCCAAAAAGCTGCTTGACCTTTTGACTTTTCGTATTCTTTAGGAGTCATCCCAGAATAGTGTTCAAATCTAGATTCAAAATCAGTTAGTACTCCGTCCATATCACAGTATATCTTATATGGTGGTTTTTCTTTTTCTTCCGGTAGAGGGTATGCCTCTAGTAAGTCTACTATACTATTGCTCATATCTTATTCCAATTTATTTCTTCTGATGTTGCTGCTAATTCATAAGGGTGGTTATCGTATCTATACCCCATATTATAATACCTAGTCATCCAGCTAGGTGACTGAAGGTAGTGTTGGTATTCATGTATTAGTGTTTCAATTATATGTTTTCTGCTAGTCATTTGAGGGTAGTAGAAAATAATTGAATTATCGATACGATCATATTCAGCATCAGGACATTCTTCCCCTAATTCTCCATCGTCGTCTTCTCCTGCAAGTCTTGCGTAAATACTCTTTTCGTATTCAATATAAGGGGTACATTCTGCAAATTTGCTATAACCGTACTTTTTAATTACCTTTGGTAATATTTCCTTAACTACTTCTTGTATTGATTGTATATCCATAACCGTTTTTATATACATAATATAAGAAAAATAATTCAATAAGGCAACTAGTTTTTAATAGAATCTTCCCAATTTCTAAAAGTTATGTTTCCTTCTAGGTAAGCTTCTTTTTCAAGTTCCATTAAATTAGTATCCTCATTTGTATTAGTAGTTCCTATTGCTCCTAGTCTACCTTCTAAATTCTGTTTGTGGTGAACCATTTCATGTGCAAAAGACCTCATTACATCTTTAGGGTGCCTTCCTTGAACATAGAGAACGACTTCTTTTTTATTCGGATCGTAGTATGCTGTTCTTCCGAAGAAGTTAGAAGATTCTGCTATATCTCTTTTAATCTTTACTTCCGGTAGAGGAGTTATTTTCATACCTTCATCTATCATATATTCAAGTATAGAGCCCATAAAAGGAGTATAATCAAACCCTACTCTCTGGTCTTCGTCCTTATTCTTTATTATAATATGATCATGATGAAAACCTATTTCGTAGTATTGATCTCCAATGCTATTTCTTAACCTATTGTAAAGAGTTACTAATTTAGCTTTGTCTGCTGATCTCATAACACTCTTAGGAGCTATAGCTGTACCGGAAGAGCCTTCTTTCTTTACCTCTTCTTCTTTAAACATTTCGTTTAACTTACTATCTAACTCTTCTTGCATTATCTCTGCTATAATACTTGCTTTTAACATGTTCATTATTTTTAGTATCTCATCCTTAGACAGTGCTTGTGGAAAAAAGTCCAGTACATCATCTAAATTACCTGAAAGTATGGCACTTCTAAAATCTGTTGCTCTTACATTAGAGTCTGTACCGGCCGGTATAACTAATCCTTCTACGTTATCTCTATTTTTAAATGTGGTAACCCTTTTTAGATCCGGTAGATCTTCTTGTGCTCTAATACCTGTAATAGCGTAGAATTTTTGATTTGGATTAGCTTTTGCATAGTCTTTAGCAGCAAACATTGGATTCTTTTCTCCATCCATTACAACTAATCCAGGAAGGTATTTAGCGTATATCTTCCATACAGCCATTGATTCCTCCTTAGTTATTCCATTTCTTGTACCTCCTCCAATAAATACGTATACTTTATCTATCTTATCTAACTCGTCTCCTTTACCATTTAATACACCTACACCAGCGTCAGCGTATGAATCTATATCATACACCTTACCTCCGTGGTTACCGTTAAGTAGTCTTCTTACAACTTCGAAATGACCTCTGTGTGGTGGTTTAAATGCCCCTGGATATAATGCTATCATTTTAAAAATGCTTGTACTTTTTTATCTATTTCAGCTACATCTGAATGTTTTAATTCTTCTTGAAACTCTCTATCAACTAACATATCTGCAATATCTACTAGTACTTGTCTCTCTCTTTCTTTATTACTGTTATACCTTCTTTCTATAGTTGCTATCTTACTTCTCATTTTCACATCACCGGGACCAGTGCCGTTTTTATCATAAAATTTAACCCAGTATTTTTTAAGCTCTTTAACCATAGATTCATTTTCTCTATCAAATTCTATATCCGTCATTTCTTGATTAAATGCCTGAATTGCTTCTTGGGATGGAAGTTCGTATTCTTTTCTAAATGTAGAACCAAAAGCATCTTTGCCTCCGTTTTGTTCCATATAGTCTTCTAAGTAATTAGTAACTCCTTCTACCCCTCTCTCTGCTGCTTTATTAAATCCTTCTACCTCTTTTGCGAACTTATTATTTCGCATGTTAATAGATAAAGAAAAATTGTCTCCAAGCATATCTTTATAACTTCCAATCAAATCATAAACATTACGCCAAGTAGAGAATACAGCCGATTTAGGTACTCTTCTTTGTCTAGAGAAATTATTTATAAAAGCAATCATAGGATGAGTATATACCATAATCATGTATACACTATATCCTTTATCTAATAAGTTTTGTATCTTAGTAGGATTGGATGCTGTAGTATCCCAAACAAGCGATTTACCTGTTTCCGCTGCTGCTGCTACGTCTTTGTCTACTTGGCCGCTGGCTGCGGACAGGTTGTTGTGGTACGGGTGTGCTGGGTCTTCTACGTATTTGTCTGGGTTGAACATTGGGAGTCCTGTTAGTCCTAATTGTTTGATTAGGAATGATTTGCCTGCTCCTGCTCCTCCTGCCATTACTACTGCTTTGGGTTTGGACTGATCTTCTTTTATTAATTCTAACAGTTTTATCATTTTTACTTATTCTTTGTTGTTTATTATAATTAGTAGTTCTTTTTCTATTCACAATACGGCTTGATGTGTTTGCTGTTGGTGTATATCCTCTTCTTCCGTATGTATAAGAAGCATTACCTCTTCTCCAACCCTGTCCATAGTAATTGTTCCAACCGTTGTAGTTATTGTATCCCCACCCGTGATTATTCCAACCGTAGTGGATTCCATATCCCCATCTATCATATCCAAATGGTGACCACCTATAAGGAGATCCCCAAGAATTCCAACCTGTATATCCCCACACCCAATCATTCCACATTTGATCTCTATTCCAATAGTATCTATACCCTAAGTAAGGTCTATTCCAATTATACCTATTACCCAGTAGTCTATTATTCCAATCAAAAGAAGCTGGTTGACTGAGAGCGTATTGTGCAATATTGTATCTAAAAGTAAAATCTGTTCTTAATTTCCATCTAAGTTGTGAAAATGTTAAGGTATCGATTTCGACTGCAAAATCTGGGACTGTAGAAAATTGTTGTGTTTGTGCAAGGTGGTTTAGTGTTGTGTACTTCCACTGTACTCCGCAACTAGTTAGTAATATAACTGTAATTAGTAACAATCCTTTTTTTAACATATCTTATAGTTTTAGTGTTGTTGGGTAACTCTTATAAATAGGTTCCGTATTAGGGTTTTCCAATAGGTACAACTTATAGATCGTCTTAAACAAGTCAAAATTATACTCTATCTCGTCAATTATTTTTATTTGCCACCCTTTACCTTGGTATGTTCCTTTCTTCTTAGAAGCAGATCTTGTACTAGATTTCAACCATATTATACCTGTTCTATCAATTTTAATTCCTTTTGCTTCTTCTATTGCTTTTGCATAAGCAGCTAATTGTAAATTATAAGAACGGTGTAAGTTATTAGAAGTTTTTATATCTAGTAGCCATGTTTCTCCGTCCATCTTTACCAGTAAGTCAGCAGTTCCTGCGTATTTAAACTCATCAGAGTATACAAATTCTTCTGCGGATATAAGTTCTGGTTTATAAGTGGACCAGAAATCGTAGAATTTTAGTATCATTTCCCATACTACTTGTGAATACTTAGCATTACCGTAATCATCCATCCAGTTTACCTCTTTCCCTAATACTAAAGCTTCAGCTGCTTCATGTACTTGAGTTCCTTCCTTACCTGCTTTACGCATAATTAAATCAGCATTATGTCCTACATCCTTTAACCAGTTATCAAAGAACTTGTTCTTAGGCATATACTGTAAGATTGTAGTAACTGAAGGATAGAATTTGCCTTCATCTCTTTTGTATACTCTTCTATCTAAAAAATTAATTTGCTTTAACTGTGGTTTAAAGTCTAATCTGTTCTTTGCATTTTCTTTAAGGATATTCGTACCTTGTCTAATCATAAATTTAGTTTTTGCAACATTATCTTAGAAAAGTCTAATTCAGTTGCGTTCTGTACTAGTTCGGTAAATTGTTTGAAGCCCATCTCTGAAGGGTCTTTACCTAGTAGTTCAATTAAAAATACTCTAAAGCCAGCAGCTATTAGTTTTTCTGCTATTTCTAGAGCTTGCACTTGTGCATCAGTATCTAATGCGATGTATATATCTGTTAATTTACCTGTTAATAACCTTTTCCATAAAGCTGGTGATAAGCTCTTTCCTAATATCGGTACTGCATTTCTACGTATAGACATAGCATCAAAAGCTCCTTCACATAGAATTACCGGTTTATCCCAGTTAATTAAATTCTCAAAGAATACTATATCTTTAGAAGCTTCTGGATTTTTGTACTTAAAATAAGCTCCTTCGTAAGTTCTTCCAACAAAATAATTGAGCCTATTGGACTCAGAATAGCTTGGGATAATAATTCGTCCTCCATAGTCTCCAGTTGTTGTGTATCCAATATTATATTTAATAA